CGTGGCAGCTCGACATTTTCAAACAGATTTCTGATCACTTGATGCTGGACATTGAGAAGCAGCGCATCGGTCTGGGTGCGGTGCCCGTGTATCTGTCCATATCCAGCGGTCGTGGGATCGGGAAGTCGGCGTTGCTGGCAATGCTGAATATGTGGCTGGCGTCGTGCTGGGTCGGGGCGACCGGGATCGTGACTGCGAACACCGAGACGCAGCTACGATCAAGGACGATGGCGGAGCTAGGCAAGTGGCACACGATGAGCATCAATCGTCACTGGTTCGAGAAATCGTCCATGTCGTTGCGTCCGACAAAGTGGTTTGCCGAGATTCTGCAGACTCAGCTTTCCATGGACACGCAGTACTACTACGTCGAAGCGCAGTCATGGTCTGAAGAGAATCCCGACGCGTTTGCGGGTGCGCACAGTCAGATCGGCATGATGGTGTCGTTTGATGAGGCGTCAGGTATTCCCGACCCGATCTGGCAGGTGACAGAGGGGTTCTTTACCGATCTGGCGCCGCTGAGACTGTGGATCAACATCTCGAACCCGCGTCGAAACACGGGTCGGTTCTTCGAATGTTTCAACAAGGACCGTGAGTTTTGGGAAACGCGGTCCATTGATAGTCGTACCGTGGAGGGCGTCGATGCCTCGGTTTATCAGCGAATTGCCGACAAGTACGGAGAGGACCACGACGTTACCCGCGTCGAAGTCAAAGGTGAATTCCCGCGAACCGGATCGAATCAGTTCATTGGTCGGGAAGTGGTTCAAGATGCACTTACGCGCTCGATTGAAGAGGACGGTGGGGCACCGCTGCTGATGGGTGTGGACGTCGCCCGGTTCGGGGACGACGAGAGTGTGATCCGGTTCAGGCGGGGGCGCGACGCTCGTACAATCCGGCCTGTGGGGTACAAAGGGCTGAATACGATGGAGCTGGCGGACGAGGTGGCGCGCCTGATCGAGTTGCACAATCCCGACGCGGTGTTTGTCGATGGCGGTGGCGTCGGTGGTGGCGTGGTCGATCGACTGAAGCAGCTGGGCTATCGGGTGATCGAGGTGCAGAGTGGTGAGCGGGCACGTGATCCAGACAAGTACCTAAACCGTCGTGCTGAGATGTGGGGTGAGCTGCGTGAGTGGCTGGTCTACGGTGCCATCGATGGAGAACAGCAGTTAATTGATGACTTGACTGGCCCAGAGTACAGTATTCACTTGAAGGGTCAGATTAAGTTGGAGACGAAAGACTCGATGAAGAAACGCGGGCTGAAGAGTCCTGACCACGCCGATGCGCTGGCGCTGACCTTCGCTGAACCCGTAGCTCGCACAGATATGAACATGATGAAGCGCCGGGCGTTTATGAGCAGTCAGACCGCTCGGATGGACTACAACATCTTTGGGGCGTAGTATTTACGCACTTTTCAAGGGAGAGATGATATGAGTGGAATTTTTGGCGGCGGTCCTTCAGCGCCAACACCTGCACCCACACCCGAACCACCTCCGACGATTGCACACGAGTCTGTTCAAGCGCAGGCGGATGTGATGCGTAAAAAGACGCGTGCTGCCAGTGGCCGTGCTGCGACTATGCTTACACCGCGTCGTGCGATGATGGAAGAGCCGACGATCGGTACGGCTACACTTTTGGGGCGCTGATATGAGCGGCGTATTTAGTAGCAAAAGTGTAAGTAAAGTGGCAACTCCGCCTCCGACTCCGAAGGCTGAAACGGCGCCTGCACCTAAACCAGCTGCAGCAGTTGCAGCACCAGAAGTTGCGCCTGCGTCACCAGAACCATCGGCAGGGTTAGGCGGATCGGGTGCGAAGATGACGCGTGCTTCTACGATGTTGGCACCTCGCCGCCGTCGTATGGAGGACCCGACAATCGGTACTGCGACGTTGCTAGGCCGATAATATGCCCGGCGTAGATTCGCATTGGGTTCAGCAATACACGAAGTTTGGCTCGTATGAAAACGAGATCGCTCGTGGCAATGTGCGCAATGCGTATCCGGTAACGTCGTATGGCAAGCTGACAACTGCAGGTGCCGCAACAATGGCACTGATCCGTGACTTTGACGGTACGGTGCTGAATGTTCCTGCAGGTGTTTCGCTAAATATTGTTAGCACCAGTGCAAATGATACTGCTGCAGGTAGTGGGGTTCGCACAGTCGTGCTGGAGTATTTGAACGGTGATTTAGAATTATCGTTTGAGGTCATTACGCTGAACGGTCTGACACCTGTTGCCACAATCGCAGATGACATTCGATGGGTGGAAGGATTGCACGGTGCTACATTTGGTAGCGGTGGTAAAGCAGCTGGCAATATTTCGGTAACGAATGATGGCACGACCTATGGCCGGATTTCGACTGGTCAACGTACAATGCACAGCTCGTTTTATCGAGTGCCAGCAGGCAAACAGTTGTATATCACTGCACTGTATGCTGGTTCATCAAGTGGTACTGCGGCATCGTCAACACTGATTGAGCTTGCGACTACACAGATCAATGGTTTGGAGCAGCAAGAAACTGGTTTGTTTTATACTGGCGCAGGAATTGCGTTGCAGGATTCGTCAACGACATTGAGTTTGAACATGCCACTGCCTGTATCGGCAGGTAACATTGTTGGATTTGTAGCAACGACCAATAAGGGTGCTACGATGACAGCAGGTTTTACAGGATGGGTTGAATAATGCCAGCAAAAAGCGACAAACAGCAACGATTCATGGCGATGTGTCTGTATTCGCCGGGTAAAGTAAAAGGTAAATGCCCGCCTAAAAAGGTGGCTAAAAAATATGCGAAGAAGGCGTGACCTTCGAGGACGGCTGACATGGTGAACGTAGACGATATTCTGCATCGGTATAAAGCTGTAAAAGGCGACCGATCGAATTGGGAAACGCATTGGGAAGAGATTGCCGAGCGTGTTTTGCCGCGTCAGCGTGGGTTTATTGGTAAGCGCACGGATGGTGAGAAGAAACAAGAGAAAGTTTTTGATTCACGTCCGATGATTGCGCTGGATCGTTTTGCGTCCGTAATGGACTCAATGCTGACTCCGCGTGCCCAGAAGTGGCATAACTTGCGCGCTACCGATGAAGCACTGAATCGTGATTTTGAAGTACAGGACTGGTTCTATCAGGCCAACAATATCCTGTATTCGACGCGTTATTCTCCGAAAGCCAACTTTGCAGGTCAGAACTTCGAGCGTTGGATTTCAATGGGCGCCTTTGGTACAGGCAGCTTGTTCACAGATTTTGAACCGGGCGTTGGTCTGCGGTATCGCTGTGTAAACCTACGCGATACGTTTTTGCTGGAAAATCACCAAGGAATGATCGACACGATCTATCGTGAGTTTCAGTTTACGGCGCGTCAGGCTGCAGAACGCTGGGGTGAAAAGATGCTGCCCGAGCACGTGCTCAAGGCACTTGAAAACCCGAACCGCTATAACGAAAAGTTTACGTTCCTACACGTTGTAGGTCCGCGTAGTGATTACGATCCATCGCGTGCAGATGCGCGTGGTAAGCCTTTTGCGTCGTACTACATTTGCGTCAAGAGCGGCAAGCTGGTGGCACCCGAGGGTGGTTACACCAGTTTCCCGTATTCGGTCAGCCGTTATGTGACTGCACCGGACGAAGTGTATGGCCGCTCGCCTGCGATGATGGCGCTGCCAGACATCAAGATGCTGAACGAAATGGCGAAGACCGACATTCGTGCAGTGCACAAACTGGTCGATCCTCCGCTGTTGCTGCACGATGATGGCGTTTTGGGCGGTGGTGCAATGACCGTCAACATGACTCCGGGCGGCTTGAATGTCGGCGGTGTCAACCGTGATGGTCGTCAGCTGATTCAGCCGTTCACTACGGGTGCGCGCGTTGACATTAACGAAAGCAAGATGGAGCAGCGTCGCGAAAGCATCGACAACGCGTTCCTTGTGACTTTGTTCCAGATCCTTGTCGAAACGCCTCGCATGACTGCAACCGAAGCACTAATTCGTGCGCAGGAAAAAGGCATGCTGTTGACTCCGACAATGGGCCGCCAGCAGTCTGAGGCAATCGGTCCGCTGATTGAACGTGAATTGGATCTGCTTATTCAGAATCGCATTCTGCCGCCGTTGCCTGAAGCACTGGTTGAAGCGCGTGGCGAGTACGAA